GAAAAATCTATTTATAATATTTTTGGCTTTGCCTTAATACTTTATAAATAGATTTTTCGCCATATTTTTATTATTAGTTTAATTAATTTTATCATTATTATTAGTTTAATTAAATTCTGTTATTTTGGCGAAAAATCTATTTATAATATTTTTGGCTTTGCCTTAATACTTTATAAATAGATTTTTCGCCATATTTTTATTATTAGTTTAATTAAAAGTTTTTTACAATAAGAAAATTATTTTTAAAGAAAAATATATATATATTATTAATTATATGTATTATAAAGTCAAAAATATTAAAAAAATAAATTTAGATATTTTACTTAATACAGCATCACATTTTAAAATTACAGAAATTAATACTAAATTTCATGAAAAATTTTTACAAATGTATTATAAAAAAGATTTAATTGGTGTTGTTAATTATTGTATTATAAATACTATGAGTGGTCAATCCATATTATATATTCGTAATATTTATTACAATGATATAAATGATTTTGATAATATTATTAAATCATTATGTAAATATTGTCATAAAAAAAAATTAGATATTCAAAGTTCAAATTCTATTGAAAAATTTACAAGTGAAGCACTAACTATTTTATATAATAATAATTTTACAGGTAATGAATATTTGTGTTATAATCCTTAATTTTGTTATTTATTATATATAATAAATTATATATAATATATGAATAATTTTATTCCATTAACAGATTATATATTATTTGATTTTACAAAAAATAATACTGAAATTGTTAAAAGAATTAAAGAATATTCTATTAGGAATTGTAGAAAACATATAAAAACACAATATATTACAAATACATTAAATAACTTTAACTATGGATATGTATATTATAGAACCGAAATTATAAATAATATTAATAAATCAAGACCTTGTGCTTTTGTATGTTTTAGTTTTGTTGATAATAAAACAATTCATATTGATTTAATATGTTCTATAAAAACAAATGATAAGTTAGGTTCAAATTTATTAAATAAAGTTTTTAAATATGCAAATGATAATTATTATAATAAAATAACCCTTAATTGTGATATTTCTAATATTGAATTTTATAAAAAATATGGTTTTATTACTGAAAATAATAAAAATAATAATAATATTTTAATGGTTAAAATTATTGATTAACAAAATTTTATTTATAAAAATAATATAAAAAAACATGAATATATTAAATAGTATGAGTATAAAGCAGTTAGAGGAATATTTTGAGAATAATAATGAGATATATGATAATATATTTAAATTAAATAGACAATTTGGATATGAAGACAGAGAGGAATTTAGGGATGATATAAATTTTTTGAGTGATATATATGAGAAAAAGATATTACAATATAAGAGAAAGAGATTATCACAGGAAGAATTTAGAGATGAATTAATAAAAATACATAAATATTGTATAATAACAGAAGAGGAACCATTTGAGGCGTGTCATATAAAGCCAATATCAGAAAATGGTGAATATATAATATCAAATGGTTTATTATTAAGGACAGATTTACATAAATTATTTGATAATTTTACATTTACGATAAGTTATAAAGATGGTGAAATAATTGTAGATAAAAATAAGATAAAAAGGAATTCATCAATAAATAATTATAATGGAAAGTATGTAGATAGTGAGATAATAGAATTATGTAAAGAAAATTTAGAATGGCATAATAAGAAATTTTTCAATAGATAATTAATTTTTAGGTTTAAAAAAATTGATTAATTAATATAATAATTAGTAAATATAAATAGAATATGAAAAGTGATGAGGAAAAAATAGAGATATTAAAGAGAGAAGGAATATATAAAGAGACATATTATAAATATTATAAGAAGAATCTAATAAAATACAATAAAATAGTAAAATTAACTATTAAAGATAATGAAAATAATCAAAATAAGATATTATATGAAAAAATGGTAAAAAGAATATCAGAATTAGAAAAAGATAAATATATAATAGAATGGCGAATAAATCAGAAAAAGGCATTTGAAATAATAGAGAAGGAGATAATAACGGGGATACATTGTCAGGCGACAGGTTGTGGTAAATCATATATAATATTAAAATATTGTTCAGAATATGGTAGGAGATACAAAAAGAATATAATAATATTTACTGAAAGGATAAATATATTAAATGATTTATTTTGTTTGAATAATAAAATAAAACAAGAGAAATTATTTGAATTATGGAAAGATAATAATTTAATTGATATGAAAAATTATAATATTATTGACAAAATTAATAATAAAAATAAAAAATGGTTAGATGAATTAATAAATGATAAAATAAATATTATTGTTATAAATAGAGCATTTATTTCGGTTTGTAAAGAAACATATAAAAAAATAACAAATGAAAAAATAGGATTAATATTACACGATGAATGTCATAATGCAGTTTCTTATGAATGTTTTAATTTTTTGAATGAAATGAAAAAGAAAGATATTATTATAATAGGTTTTTCTGCTACTCCATTAAGAACAGGAAAAACAAAAGGAATTAATAATAAAGACAGATTATTAGAAATTTATGGAAAAGATAATAAATTAAATATTATAACTAATTTTAATATGATTTATGCTATTCAAAATAATTTAATATTACCGCCTAAATTTATTTGGTATTCATTATCAAAAGTTTATGCTAAAGAATATAATACTGAAGAAGATGATAATAGTTCAAACAGTGAAGAGAAATTTGAAAAAGAAAATGAAAAGAAGGATATAAAAATAGAAGATATTGATACAATATCAGTATTAAATATATTGATAGAAATTAAGAAATATAGTGTTTATAATAAAATAATAGCATGGTGTGGAACAATTAGTAATACGAATAGATGGTATGAGAAATTTAATGAAATTAGAAATAATATTAATAATGAAAATTACAAAGATTACAAAGAATATTTTAATAAATTAAGTATATATAAAGACCATTCAAAAATTCCAGATGAAAATAATTATTATTCAAAATTTAAAGAAGAAGAAAGAAATAGTATAATGTTTTGTGCGAATAAACATAGAGAAGGTTCAGATATTAAAAATTTAGAAATATGTATATTTATAGATGGTGTTATAAATAGAAGTCCAATACCATTTATTCAATCAATTGGAAGAGTATTAAGATTAGATAATAATAAAAGTGATAAAGATAATATTAAAAAATATGGATATGTGATAGATTGTATAATAAAAGGAGATGCAAAAATATATGAGAAAGAGATATGTAATAAAATAATAGGATATTATATAAGTTTAGAGAATATAAATATAGATGAGAATGAAGATAAAGAGATTACAAAATACGAGAGATATATAAATTTAATGAAGAATTTAAATTTTGATGTTTCTACAAATAATATTATATTAAAATTTAATAATAATAATAATAATAATATTACAATTAAAGTTGAAGGTTTAGAATGGAAAAATATAAGCGAGAAATTAGACGAAATAATAAGAAATAGAATAATAATAAGTGCTGAAGAAAAATTAAAAAGTATTAGCAAGATATTAAAAGATAAATTTAATTTTAATGAAAAAACAGATTTTAATGAAGAATATAAAAAAATATCAGAAGAAGATAAAATAAAATATAATCTACCTGATATATCTAAAGAAGAATTTTCTAAAATATTTAATGAAAAATCTTGGTTTGATATTTTAGATATAAAAAGAATATATATAGATGATATAGAGGAAGCAAAAAGAAAAATAAAAATAAAATATAAATTAGTTGATGCTAAAAAGAATTGGGATATATGGTATAAAAATATAGAGGGATTGCCACCATATCCAAATTATTATTGGAGGAATTTTAATTATAGTATATTTGAGGAAAAAATAATAAAAGGTGTATTTTAAAAAAAATTGAAATTTATTTAATATAGATATTAATCATTATATTAGTATAATGATTAAACAGAATTGGTTTAGTATTTTAACAGCCTTACATAATATATGTAGAAATTCACCAGCACCTAGTTGTGTAGCAATGGAAGCATATAATGAAATTATGAATTTTTTAATATTAAGACATTGTTCAGATAATCTAATAGATGAAAATGAGGAATATAATTTAAAGAAATTATATTTAAAATATTGTACGGATGAAAAAATTAAAGAAGATGAAGAATATGAAAGAAATAAAGCATTAAATGGCGGATATAAATTAACAAATTCAGAAAATTTAGCAAATGAACTATTGCCACGATTACATAATACAGAAGAAAATAAAGATATAGCATTTGTAAAAATATTAGGTGATAATATTGATTTAATATATAATGGATTATCACGAATGACATTATTTTTTAAAGATGGAACACCAATGGGAGGAAAAAAAGCACAACTTATTATTAATAAAATATATAGTAAAGGATTTTTAACAACTGATGAAAATGAAAAATTTAATTTAAATAGTGTTCCATATGATGCTGTAGGTGAAGGATTTGAAAAGTTTATGAATGATGCGGGAACATCTGGAGGAAATCACGGACAATTTTTTACAAATTATCAGGTAATTGAATATATTATAAATAAGATAGATTTAAAACCAGAAGATATATTTTTAGATCCATATTCTGGATCGGGTGCTTTTTTACTTAATGCGTGTAAAAAGGGAGTAAAACCGGTAAATATATATGGTAGAGAATGGGATGATAAAATATTTAAATTTTTAATGTTTAATTCATTAATAGCAGAATTAAAAAAAGATAATGTTGATAGAGGTGATAGTTTTGAATTTAGTAAATTAAAAGAACAAAAAAATAAATTTACAAAAATAGGAACTAATCCACCATTTGGATTATCAGTAGATATAAAAATAAATAATAAAGAAATGGCAGAATATTGGAATATTTTATTATCTGGAAAAAAATCAACTATAAAGGATAGTATTGGATTATCTATATATTCATTAATTCAATCATTAAAAGTTAATGGTATAGCAGGAATTGTAATAGATAGAGGATTATTAAATAATGGCTATGGCAGTAATACTTGGCAAAATAGATTAAGAGAATATATAATAGAAAATTGCAGTATATTTGAAATATTATTATTACCTAAAGGCATTTTCACTTATACAACTTTTGATTCCGCTGTTATTTTCCTTAAAAAAGGGTCAAAAACTACTAATATTGAAGTTAATGAAGGATATTTTGATATTAATGATAAAGGTAAATCTAATAAAAAAATGTTTATCAAAAAATTAATTAATATTCCTTATAAAAAAATTATTAATAAAGATTATTCTCTTAAAGTTGATGATTATATTAAAAAAGAAAATACAAAAGATAAAAAATATAAATATGAAAAACTTAATGATATAATAAAAATTAAAACTGGAACAAAAAAAACAAAAAATAATTTTATAGGAAGTAAATATAATGTTTTAGGCGGAGGTAAAGATTTTATAGATGGTAAATATGATGAATTTAATGTAGATGAAAATGAAATATTAATATCATTTATTGGTTCAGCAGGATATATTAGTATATATAATGAAAAATTATT